TAGAAAAAATACGTCTTGAGAAAATAGAGAAAGACAGAATAGAAAAAGAAAGATTAGAAAAAATACGTCTTGAGAAAATAGAAAAGGAAAGATTGGAAAAAGAAAGACTAGAAAAAATACGTCTTGAGAAAATAGAAAAGGAAAGATTGGAAAAAGAAAGACAAGAAAAAATACGTATAGAAAAATTAGAAAAAGAAAGATTGGAAAAAGAAAGACTAGAACAAGAAAAATTAGAAAAGGAAAGAATAAAAAAAGAAAGACAAGAAAAAATACGTCTTGAGAAAATAGAAAAGGAAAGATTGGAAAAAGAAAGATTAGAACAAGAAAAATTAGAAAAACAACGATTGGAAAAAGAAAGATTAGAGAGATTAGAAGAATTACGATTAGAAAGACTAGAAAAAATACGTCTTGAGAAAATAGAAAAGGAAAGATTGGAAAAAGAAAGGCTAGAAAAAATACGTATTGAGAAAATAGAAAAGGAAAGATTGGAAAAAGAAAGACTAGAAAAAATACGTATTGAAAAATTAGAAAAACAACGATTGGAAAAAGAAAGACAAGAACAAGAGATTTTAATGAAAATACAAATAGAACAAGAAAAAATAGAAAAGTTACGATTAGAAAAAATAGAAAAAGAAAGATTAGAAGAAGAAAGAAAAGAAAAAGAAAGAATAGAAAAGGAAAGAATAGAACAAGAAAAATTGTTGGCTGAAAGATTAGAAAAAGAAAAATTATTATTACAACAGTTAGAAAAAGAAAGAATACAATTGGAACGATTAGAAAAAGAGAGATTAGAAAGAGAAAGAATACAATTAGAGAAAGAGATAAAAGAAAAGCAAAGAAAAGAGAAAGAAAGAATAGACAAGGAAAGAAAAGAACAAGAAAAAAAAGAAAAACAAAGAATACAAAAAGAAAAGAAAGAAAAGGAAAAGAAAGAAAAGGAAAAGAAAGAGAAAGAAAAGAAAGACCAAGAGAAGAAGAAGAAAGAAAAAGAAAGAAAAGAAAAAGAAAGAAAAGACAAAGAAAGAATAGAATACATGAAAAAAGAAATAGAAACCAAGAAAAAAATGAAAGAACAAAATAGTAAATTCAAAATGAATCTGAATAAAAGTAATTTTATTACATTTGATAAGTTTATAAAAAATGTAATAATATCCAATTAAATAGTAGATATAAACTCCCAGTTTAAACACCCACACATTTTTTTCCATATTTCATCTTGTTCAATTAATTTCTCACGATCTTTTAACATGGGTATATATTCTAAATAAGTAGTTTCTTTTAATAACTCGCATAATTTATATAAAACATAATAGTAATTCAAAAAATTAACACGGTAATCAGGACAATATTTAGCATAAGGAGCTTGTATTTCCATGAATAAATTACATAGTTTATCTTCTAATTCGTTTGACATGATCGGAGATTTGATATCAAGTTTGTTTTTAATAAAAGCAATATGTTCATAATATTTATTGTATCCTAATTTTTTCAATATTTCTTTTGTTTTATAATGGTTCAGTTGTTCTAAGGTTAATCTTTCTTTTTTGATTTGTAATTTGATATTGTCAATAACTTCATCTTTGATCTGTGTTGTTTCTTTTCCTTGAAACTGTGCCAATATCTCTTTGAAATGATTGATCTTTTTGTATGCGTAAAATGTAACTTCTTTAGGAGGTTCTTTATAAGAAGGTTTTTCATTTTCAATCAAATACATAATGTTTTTAGAACAATGATTACAGATCATAATACCTTCATCTTCTAATATAATCAACTCTCCTTTGTGACAATACATACAAATATCCGAAGGACGAATATATTGAGATAAGTCTAAAAAACTTTCATCAATGTTATTCAAGTATTTTTGTACAATGTTCTTTTGTTCATGTAATACAGGTTCCTCATGATTTAGTTTAAAAAAGTTTTGTATAATTTTACTTTTACTATTATTTTTTAAATCCTTGGATATATTTTTTTTATTTTCATAATATTCAAAAATATATTTAGAGTTGTTTAAAAAATAATTAATTTTCTTTTCTTTCATACTCTGAATGTTTTTTTTCAATTCATTTATTGTATCTTGAATTTCTAATTTTTTCTCAATGAATATTTCTGTCTCCATTGTATTTTGTAAATGTAAGATTTCTTTTTTTATTTTAGGAATAGAATTTTCATCTTTGTCAAACTCATTTAGAAATTCTTTGTGTTTGCCGTACAATGTAATGGTTTTTTTTTTATCTACTATGATATTCTTAGAAGTCTTTGGTTTAAAATTTGGCATTATATTTTTACCCTTTATTTATTTAATATATTATTAGTTTAATAAATTAATTAAATCTATAAATATTATGTAATGGAACAAATAAATTTAAAAAATGATATACAAATAGATAAGAAAATTTTTTATAAAATGTTATTTATGTATAATTCATTAAATGATGGGTGGCATATCAAAAAAGAGAAAGAAAAATACATATTCACGAAACCACATGAGAACAAAAAAGAAATATACTCAGATGATTATATTACACAATTTGTAAAATCAAACATAAATTATAAAGATTTAATTTAAATTAAATTTCATTTTTTTTTTCTTTAGGGATATTATAATGGGTGGTGGATTAATGCAACTAGTTGCCTATGGCGCTCAAGACGTATATTTGACTGGTAATCCTCAGATTACCTTTTGGAAGGTGACATACCGCAGGTATACAAATTTTGCCATTGAATCTATTGAACAGACATTCAATGGTCAAGCGGACTTCGGACGTCACATTACATGTACCATTAGTCGCAATGGTGATTTGTGCTACCGCACTTATCTCCAGGTAACTCTTCCTGAGATCAATCAGTTGATGGGTATTGCTAGTTACGCCGCGGATGTTGGAACTGGTGTTTATGCCCGTTGGTTAGATTATCCTGGAGAACAGCTCATTGCTCAGGTGGAGGTTGAGATTGGTGGTCAACGTATTGACCGTCAATACGGTGACTGGATGCACATCTGGAATCAGTTAACCATGACTGCTGAACAGGAGCGTGGTTATTTCAAGATGATTGGTAATACGACTCAGCTCACCTTTATTACGGATCCCTCTTTCGCTGAGGTTGATGGACCTTGTGACTCTCTTGCTCCTCGCCAGGTGTGCGCTCCTCGTAACGCCCTTCCTGAGACCACTCTTTACATTCCTCTCCAGTTTTGGTTCTGTACCAACCCTGGGTTGGCTCTTCCTCTTATCGCCTTGAATACTGTAGGGCAGAAAAGCATCCAACCTAAAACATATGAGAACTGTTTTAGGGAAAATTTGTTAGGGGCTCATAATGACTTTTTTGGTCATCCCCAGGTGCTAGTAGCATGCTGCTAAAGCAGCATGTTGCGACATTACCAAATTGCGGGAAGTTCCTAAAGGTGTTGGGTACCAAGTTATAATAGAAATATTATAATGGCTGAGAGATAATAAACTCAGGTATGGTAAAAATCCCACATATGATTTAGATTTGAAAAAATCTAATGAAATGGATAATCTGCAGCTAAGCTTCTAACTCCGCTATGATAAGGATATGAAGAAAGTTCAACGACTAAACGATAATGGGTCTGAAAGGATTAATCAACCTTAATGATGGCTTAAGATATAGTCTACTCCCTCCTGTAACACATAAATATACCGAAAGGTAGGGTAAATCGTGATGTACAGTATCACGAAGTAAAAATCAATCTAGATATTCGCCCCATTGATGAAGTTCTATGGGCAGTTACTACACTCAGTTGCTCCACCCCTAATGAAATTCCTACGGATAAGAATAGATATGCTCCTGGTCGCCCAGTTCCTGCTGCCATTGCCTACAATCAGTCCTTGGTTGCTGCGTCTCTGTATGTTGACTATGTTTTCTTGGACACGGATGAACGAAGACGTTTTGCCCAGAACCCCCATGAGTATCTGATTACTCAGTTACAGTTCACTGGCGATGAGTCGGTTGGATCCTCTTCCAACAAGATTCGTTTGAACTTTAACCACCCTGTCAAGGAGTTGATCTGGGTTGTTCAGCCTGACCAGAACGTGGATTACTGTTCCTCGTTGGTTTGTGATGCTACTCTCTTCCGTGTCTTGGGTGCCCAGCCATTCAACTACACGGACGCGGTTGATGCTCTTCCCAACGCAATCCATGCCTTCGGTGGACCCATGGAGGTTAGCGGACACGATGGTAACGCATTCATTGATGCTCGTGGGTTGTTCTCTGATGCTGGAGCAATGGATGCCAATATTCCTGAGCACTTTACTGGATACTGGCATGGACCTGACAATCCATACAGTCAGCCAAATCTTGGTGGAAACCCACAGGTTAACGCAGGTGCTGCCCTTGCTCAGTTGAAGGAAATTGCCATGGACCACAACGGTGGATCTACCATCTCTGATGCGGGTACTTTTGTTCTCACGGAAACATCTCTACCGATGCACTGTTGGGGACAGAACCCAGTTGTGACTGCTAAGCTACAGTTGAATGGACAGGATCGTTTCTCGGAGCGTGAGGGTTCGTACTTCAACTACGTTCAACCTTACCAGTCGCACACCCGCAACCCTGATGAAGGTATTAATGTTTATTCCTTTGCTTTGAGACCTGAGGAACACCAGCCTTCAGGGACGTGCAACTTCTCTCGTATTGATAACGCTACTTTACAGCTTGTGCTATCAAATGCGACGGTGGAAGGTACCAAAACCGCAAAGGTTCGTAT